GGATCTGCACCTGTGTCTAAAGGTCCAAGATTTGAAACTATATTTGTAAATCCTTCTGTGTTACCTGTAGGTGGTATTTCTTTCCAATAATTTCCTGTTGGATCGCCAAGTCCAGCACTTTTAGGTTTTATATCTCTTAGAGCTTTAAAGTATCTACCGTTACTTACTACAATGTCATTCATTTTGTAACGATTTTCAGAATCGTATTCTTTGGTAGGTTCTAGAATCCAACCAGAGTAACCTAATCCCGTATCTCTACCACCCTCTTGAGGTTTAACGGCTCTATAAAGTTCACCATTTGCATCAGTAACAACATCGCCTATTGCATAATCATTCTCTGTACTCCATTCTGGAATACCCGTGGTAGTAGGAGTAGGTGTGGTGGTAGTGGTATCGTCATCTGTATCTTTACCACCTGTATCTTTACCACCTGTATCGTCTGAAGGGTAGTTGCCGTCAGAATCAACAAACTCAAGGACACCATCATCATTGAATCTAGCTCTGCCTTCACGAATATCTATACTATCTACGTTTTGATTACCGTTAGAATCTGTATACTTACCTTCAAATCGAGGATCATTAGCAGGGACAAGATCTCCATTTTCTAACTTTATAAGTGACCCTTCAGGTAAAATAGTCTCCATCAAGGTATAGTCGTATACATTTTTACCTGTATCGTCTGTATCTAATGTATCGTCACCATCTGTATCTAATGTATCATCACCATCTGTATCTAATGTATCGTCACCATCTGTATCTTTTCCACTATCATCTTGGTCTATGCCTGTACCCACTTCTTGTTGGTAGTCGCTTAGTAGTGTGCCTAATCGCTCATCATCACTTAAACTGTCGTCATATTGTTTAGCGTTATCTTCTATTATTTCGTTTATCTGTGCTTCTGTTAGATCTAACCCACCTTGAGCAGCTATGTAATCTCTTATGTCTTGTTCTGTTAACACATATGGATCTACATAAGTTTCTACTTCGGTAGCTAAGTTAGCATCACCAAAATTAGATAGTACAAAGTTGTCTATTTCTTCTTGTGTTGGAGTGTATCCGGCTTCATCAAACGCTTGAGCAGCTTCAGCAGTGCTTACATTAGCTTCGTCAAAAGCTATATCCATAATGTTAGACGTTACTATAGGATCTGTTACACCGTAGGCTTCTAATCCTTGTGCTAAAGTAGTTTCATCTAAACCTTCAGAAGCTAACAAGTCTCTGACTTGAGGGTTATAATTACCTACTAAATTACTTACTAAATCCCCTGTGTCAGAAACTAATAATGTACCAGATGCTATAGGACCACCAGCAATAGCACCAAACATAGCGGCTCCGGCTATATTTCCAAGCACATCACGATTTGGATCTAACTGATAATACATAGCTTCGGTTGCAAGAGAAGTAAGACCTTCTTCAAAACCTTCTGTTACACCTTCTTTAACAGTTACAGTAGCATTCCTAGACATTCTTCCAGCTACTTCTTCAAACATCTCTTTTAATGCATTTGGAGTAGAAGTTGCTTTACCTCCCAATATAGCTTTTTCTAACGCTAAACCACCTGTTCCTGCTGAAACCAGTGCTAACAACATAGCCGTAGCACCTGCTGTATTAGCCGTGCTCATTGCATATTCTCCGGCTTCAGCTTCACTTAAACCGTTTTCTAATGCTAATTGAAAAGCCTCTTCGTAAGTGCCAGATGCAGTGTCCCCATAGGCTTCTGCCATGTCTGATACAAGAGCACCTTTTATCCCTGCTCTTTGCCCCATAAGTTTAGCTGCATCATCTGCATACTTTAAAAACCCAGCAGCACCTACTTTTACTCCTGCACTAACAAACCCGCCAATTAATAAAGGGGCAAGTTCTTGCATGGCTTCAACGCCAATATATTCTGCTAAAAACTCAGTTGGATGATCTACAAAAGCCCCAAATATAGCTTTTGCTTTTGCTGATATACCTTTAGCATCACTTACTTTTTTTGACATAGCTTCTTGTGCAGCTACATATTCTTCTGGAAGATAAGAGTCAGCTAAATCCCCCAACTCTTGTAACCCTTTACCAAAAGGAGTTGAACTAGGGTCTATACCCATTGCAGTTACAACACCATTGAACGCACTAAGAACACCTTCAGTGGCTCGGAAAAAATTAGCAAGTGCTGTGATAGCACTGCTGCCTTCTTTAATATCTTCGTATTCTTGTTGGCGATCTAGTAAAGATTTAACTTGCTCTACCCACCAGCTATTTTCTCCTGTAGAAGCAACGGCTTCAGCATTAAGATTAGCCAACTG